TACAGCCCTTTAACTTTGGAGGACTTGACCAGACATCCTTTGCACAGGCAGGTCAGCTACAACAGATGGTGCAGATGGCGACAGGTGCAATTGATGCGGCAGGGATTCCCGGAAGTATTAATGGCGATGCAACAGCGGCAGGGATTAGTATGTCGCTTGGTGCTATTATTAAGCGTCACAAGCGTACACTCATCAACTTCCAAGAACTATTCCTCATCCCAATGATTGAGAAGATGGCTTGGCGGTATATGCAGTTTAATCCTGAGCTCTATCCTGTACAAGACTTTAAGTTTGTGCCAACATCATCACTGGGTATTATTGCCCGTGAGTATGAAGTTACACAGCTTGTACAGCTTCTGCAAACTATGAGTCCCGATAGCCCAATGTATCCAATGTTGATTGAGTCTATTGTGGACAATATGAACATCTCTAATCGGGAAGAAATTATTGCAGGGCTCAAGCAAGCCAATCAACCCAACCCACAAGCACAGCAGGCACAACAAATGCAACTGCAAGTGCAAATGGCAAAGGAACAAGCAACTGCGGCGGCATTGCAGGCACAAGCGGCAGAAGCCAATGCACGTGCACAGAAGTATGCAAATGACATGCAAATTGATACATACGAAGCTGAAACAGACCGCATCAAAGCTGTATCCTCCAATCTATCCGAAGGAGATGCAGACGATAAAGAGTTTGAAAGACGCTTCCGTGCGGCAGAGTTGTTGTTAAAAGAACAAGAACTTGAATTTAAACGAGCATCACAAGGAGTGACAAATGCTAACCAAAACCGAACTACAGAAAATTTTAGACCAAGTGAACCAGAGGTTCGACTACCTGAACAACAGGGTGCAGAAGTTGGAAGCCCAGTTGGAGGCCTCCCAGAAGCCTAAGCGTACTACGCCTACAAAGAAAGTAGACCCAGACGCTTGACAAATAGAAATTTCTATGCTATAATATTCTAAGTATTAAGCACCTAAAGGGGAGAATGCTTTGACACAAGAAGAAGAGCAATATTACAACACCTACTTTGATTTGTTTCTTACACCCGGTTGGAAACAATTTAAAGAAGAAATACAACAAATCTTTGATGCCTACAGAATAGAGGACATCAAAGATGAAAGAAACCTTGCGTTTGTAAAAGGAGAGCGTGATGCGTTCCGCAGGGTACTTAGATTTGAAGGCGGCATAAAGCGAGCCTTTGAAATAATTAAAGAGCGTGAGGCTGAATAATGATTCGGCGTTACGACTTTAAATGCACCGAATGTGGACACTTGGAAGAACAGTGGGTTGATACCACTGACAACTTCGCAACATGTCCCGAATGTGGTGAAACAGCAAAGCGGATAATTTCTCCGGTTTCGACAAAGTTTAATGGTTGGGGATGGCCTGACCATGATGACAAATGGGCTAGAAACCACGAGAAAGCCGCTAGAAAACAATCTTCATAATGCTATTAAGCACGGAGAAATGATATGGCAAAATTTATTGACGAACGAGAAGATGAAGAAGTAGAGGGTGAAGAGTATACATCCTTAGAAGCTGACGAGTCTCAAGAAGCTGAACAGTCTGAACAGGTAGAGCCTGAACAGGAAGCTGAAGAAGCAGAAGAACTACCTGACAAGTATCAAGGCAAAAGTGTCACAGACATTATTGCGATGCATCAGAATGCTGAGCAGTTGCTTGGCAAACAAGGTCAGGAGGTTGGAGAGCTTCGTCGCATTGTAGACGACTTCATACAATCGCAAACCGTTAAAGAACAAGAAAACGCCCAAACTGCACTAGAAGAGTTTGATGAGAGTAAGTTCTTTGAAAACCCTAAAGATGCAATTCAGACACTACTTGACAACCACCCGTCAGTAAAACAAAGTCAGCAACTGGCTACACAACTTAAACAACAGGAAGCTTTAGCACGTTTAAAGACTGAGCACCCTGATTTTGTAGACATTGCGAAAGACCAAAAGTTTATTGAGTGGGTAGGGAAATCAAAAGTACGCACAAAGCTTTTACAAGAAGCTGACAAAAACTACGACTTTGATAGCGCAGATGAGCTACTTACGTTGTGGAAAGAGCGTCAGCAACTGGTTCAAGACACTGTATCTACAGAAAAGAAACAGCGTAAGGAACAAGTAAAGAGCGCATCGTCTGGTACATCTAAGGGAAGCAGTGAACGTCCTTCTCGCAAAGTTTATCGTCGTGCAGACATCATTGAACTTATCCGAAAAGACCCAGAGCGATATGCCTCACTTATGCCAGAGATTCGGCAAGCATATGCAGAGGGTCGAGTAAAATAGCCTTATAGGAGACACTACTCATGGCAACTGCAACCTATCCCGGTGCGGCAGGCTTTACAGCAAAAACTGAAGCCGCTACTTTTATCCCCGAACTGTGGTCTGACGAAATCGTCGCCGCATACAAGAAAAACCTTGTCCTTGCTAACCTCGTTAACAAGATGTCAATGGTTGGTAAGAAGGGTGACACTCTTCACATTCCTAAGCCTACTCGTGGCTCTGCGAATGCTAAAGCGGCAGACACTGCTGTCACCATCATTGCTAACACAGAAAGCGAAGTACAGATTTCTGTAGACAAGCACTTTGAATACTCACGTATGATTGAAGACATCGTAGGTGTACAGGCTCTTGATTCAATGCGCCGCTTCTACACTGACGATGCAGGCTATGCATTGGCACTTCAGCTTGACGATGACTTGTTCAACCTTGGCTTGCGTTTTGGTGATGGTACAGAAACTGATCCAAGTGATCCAGAGCATTGGGAACACTCTAACGCTTACTATGTCAATGGTACATCAGGCCTTGCTACCTATGCTGATGACACTATGGAAGACACTGATGTATTCACTGACCTTGCGTTCCGTGAGCTCATCAAGTTGATGGATGACCAAGACACACCAATGGACGGACGTTTCCTCGTGATTCCTCCTTCTGCTCGTCGTGACATCTTGGGCATTGACCGTTACAACTCGTCTGACTTCGTAGACGGACGTGGCGTAAACAATGGTCAGATTGGCTCATTGTACGGTGTTGAGATTTATGTTTCTTCTAACGTCCCTGTTATTGAAACTGCCACTCAAAACACTGCTACCACTTCAACACAAGACACTCGTGGTGCTATCTTAGCACACCGTGACACAATGGTGTTGGCTGAGCAGATGGGTGTTCGTACTCAAACTCAGTACAAGCAAGAATACCTTGCTGACCTCATGACTGCTGACACTCTGTACGGTGTACAAGTGTTGCGTCCTGAAACAGGTTTTGTACTGGCACTCCCAGGCTAAACCTTCTTGATGTGGCCCCTCTTCGGAGGGGCTTCCTCTAACATTGTTCCCCACCAATACAGGAATGGAAGATGGCTACCGACATCCTCATCAAACGCTCCACTACAACAGGAGCCGTCCCTACAACAGGTGACCTGTCTACAGGTGAACTTGCTGTCAACACAGTCGATAAGCGACTCTTTACAAACAATAGCGGCACAATCGTTGAGATTGGTGTTGCTCCTACAAGTTTAGATGTAACGAACAATGCCACTGTAGGTGGTACACTAGGCGTTACAGGAAACACAACACTGTCTGGTACGTTGAGCGCAGGAGCTACCACGCTTGATAGCGGCTCCGTGACAGGCAACTTTGAAGTGGCAGGTACTCTCACTGTAGCCACTCCTTCAAACTCCACTGATGCGGCTTCTAAGGGTTATGTAGATACAGCCGTAGCAAACGTCATTGACTCTGCTCCCGGTGCTCTTGATACACTTAATGAGCTAGCGGCGGCTATTAATGACGATGCCAACTTTGCCACCACTGTCACCAATGCACTTGCAGGCAAGCTCGCCTTAGCAGGCGGTACAATGACCGGTGACATCACCATGGGTGCGAATGCTGTCACATCAACAGCTACACCTGCCACAGACGACACACTGACACGTAAGGGCTATGTAGACTCTATCCTTGGCTCTGCTACATCAGCGGCTGACAGTGCCTCTGACGCAGAAGACAGTGCTACTGCGGCGGCTAGTAGTGCGTCAGCGGCTTCTACATCTGCTAGCAACGCAAGCACATCAGAAACAAACGCCGCTACCTCTGCAAGCAATGCAAGCGACTCAGCAGATGCGGCGGCCTCGTCTGCAACAGCGGCATCGTCCTCAGCGACATCAGCAAGCAACTCAGCCACTGCC